GTCTCATATAAAAGAACTTCAAACTTATTCGATTTGGATATTTGAAAAATATAAGAAGGAGCATTCTGTGAAGTCCATTGTACTGTAGGAATTACTCCAGTTATTGTTCCAAAAGTAGGATATGTAATCACTAATTTAGGATAACTCTTTGTAATTTCTGTATTAAAGGCAAATACATATTTTTTAATTAACTTGTTTCCTGTAATGTCTTGGATTGTATTGTTTAATACTACAATGTATCTTGTATCTATGTTAAACTGCTCTGTAGGTGTGAACTTAAGAACTCTGTCAGTATAAGTTACACTTCCTTTAACAATATTAAATTGTTCGCTCGATTGTAGACTTGATACTCCGTTATATACTCCGGCATAGTCCTCAAATATGATTATAGAATTATTCAGCGTGGACCGATTAATATCCCCGCTGAATGTTATTTCTATCTGACTATTTACATTTACATTCGTTTGATGTGCTTCCGGAATTGTGGATATAACGGATAACCCTAAAGTTTCATTTCCGTTATTCATTCATATCATCCTATTCTTCCGACTGTGTAGCCGTTTCTGTTGCAGCAGTTTCTTCTACTGTTTGATTCTTCTTTCCTTTTTTACCTTTATCTACTGGAGCTGTTTCTGTTTTAACTTGTACTGGAGTTTCAACAGGAGCTTCTGCTTCCTGAGATGGTAATTCTTCTTGAAGGTCTTTGGTAGCTGCTGCTTCCAACTTTACATCTTCTACCTTTTCAGGTACTTCTGTTTCTGTTGAAGTATTTTGAGTTGCTGCACTTACTTTACCTGTTTCCAAATCAACAACACCTTTAACATCTAAAAGTGTTTTAGACTTGATTGCTCTTAAAATATAAGAAGTAACCACGTCAGTATCATAGATACCAACGGGGCTACTTAATGTTAGGTGCAATTTTGAAACAGGACAAAAGAAAGCATAGTTACCAGGTTTTCTTGCATTTAAGAATAATTCAACTTGAGCCATGTCATTCTTCCTCCGTTTCTAATTACTAAGCACCAAAGTTTGTAAGAGTAATAACTCTTTCTGGTGTTGCATATGATTTAGCCATACTAATGTTCTTTGCAGAACAGATTGCACGACCTTCGTTGTAAGTACCGAAACCATATCTTTCCATAACTTTTACGTTATTTAAGTCTCTAGCTGGGTCACGGAACTCTTCTGTCTTAAGGTCATCTTTTACGATTTGAACACCAACGTTGTTAGCATCTACTACGAACATATCAAATGTCTTAGCTGCTTTGTCGATTGGAGCAAATGGTGATAAGCTAACATTGAATGCAAATGGGATACGTCCTTGGATTGATTCTGGTCCAAGTTTGAACTGTGCATTTGGCATTTCTCTCTTAACTTCTCTGTCGAATGGTGCTGATAATGAACCAGTCAAACCATTTCTTGCAAATACAGTCCATACTAACGGATGCATGATTAAGTCTGTAGGAGTATACTCATTGTTGTATACACAGATAACTAAATCAAGTAAATCGTCAATAGATAATGTATCATTAAGGTTTCCTTCGAAGTCTAAACCTGTAGTTCCTGCTTCTGGAATCTTGCTTCTTAAGCTGTTGTCGAATACAGTCCAGCCATGACGTAACCATTCGTCAAATGCTTTCTGTTCTTTATGACGAGCCATTGCACGACCAGCTTCCTGTAATAATACAGAAATTAAGTCAAATTCAAGGTCATTCTGAAGTTCATCTGTGTACTGAATTCTTACGCCACTCTTACCAACATGGATAAGAGAGTTTTTGCTTAAGTTCCAGTCTACAGTTTCTTCTGGAATTTCCTGACCTTCGGCAACGTCATGAGCTCTCATAACACCGATACTTGGGAACATAACAGCTTGCCCATTTTTAAGACGTACTGTTTTGTAAAACTTAGAAGCTAAGTATACTGGGTCAGCAGCCTGTCTCATAGTTCCGATAATAATTCTTGGAATTAATACTTTTGCCTGTGGTGAAGCAACGAAATCTTTAAAAGTAAATCCAGGAATGTTTTTACCATCTAAAATACCTTTAAATGCATCAAATACTTTCTTGTCTTCAGCTGTCATCTGATAGCCTTCGATTTCGGCATCTGTAAGCACCTGGTTATTTTTTAATTTGGCTTGAATTGAATCTTGCAGTAATTTATTACGTTCTTCCATTTGGTCTAAAACGTTTAATATTGCCATCTTAATTTCCTCCTCGTTTTAAATCAGGTGCGGGGGTTTTCCCCCGCGTACCTTTTCTTATTTTTTAAGTAGAATGTACATAGCTCCATGAACACCTTTGAAGTCAGCCCATGACTGAGTTCCATAGTGCATAGCTTTGTATGTTGCAGTTACAGTTGCTTCTGATACTACTGCAGAAGGTACAGTAATTGTTACTTTACCTTTTACATAATCAACTTTTAAGTTAGTAGCTGGAACGGTAACACCGTCAATTTTAACTACTACACCTTGCTGAACGTTTTTAATAGCTCCACCTGCAAAGTCGATTAACTGCATTTGAATGATTGTGTTCTGAGCTGTTCCTGCTTCAATTGTTCCGATAGCCATATCTGTGTAATCAGTATCGTTTTTACCGAATCCATCATAGTTACCTGAGCCATCATGTAATCCAACAAGACCTGTAGGATTTGTGATAAGGCTTGATTGATAGTTCTGGAAGATTGTATTACCTTCTGCATAAGTAGGGTCGAAAGGATATCCTTCGTCTGATGGTAAGTTAGAAGCACCTGAACGGTTGATGAATTTATCATCATCTTTCTTGTACTGCTCTTCCCATAACATCCATTTTAACCATCCTGTAGGTTCTGCATTTAAATCTGACGCAAGTACCTGACCAACGATTAATGCTGGGTTATCTGTTCCTGCAATCCATTTAGTCAAACGACCTGATGGAGTTGCTTTTACGTAATCACCGTTTTGACATTCTCCGATAACAGCACCCCAAGGCATTCTGTTTTCTACAGAGATTGCTAATTCTTCTGCAAGTACACCAGCTTCATTGTAGTTAGCGTTAGCAGTAAATCCTGGCATATAAGGTAATTCGATATATTCCTGTGTGATAATAGATGGTTGGTTTCCACCAAATCTATCTAACTGGAACCAGTCTTTTGTGAAGTTGTATGGTGCCATACCGATTGAGTTTCCACCCAATGCAAGACCTGGTAATGTGATAGATGCTAAGTATTTCTTGGATACATAGTCTTTAACTGATGCACCTACACCTACAACACGACCCTTTGGAATAACTACATCTTCCATACCTGGTCCACCATATTGATAATTGAATAGAACACCATCTTTAAATACACCACTCATTGATGCTTTTAAGAATGCTGGGTCAAGAATCCATTTTTCTGCTGGTGATGCATGACCAGAACGAACGAGTGCTGTATTACTTCTTGAACCCTGTTGGTTTTCATAACCTCTAAACATTGACATCTTTATTTCCTCCTTTTATTATCTTTTCAGACTATTAATGATATCTTGTGTGAAATCATCAATACTTTCTAGTTTTTTATCTGAGTCTTCTATAGATGTTTCAGGCTTAGTTACATCTTTACCTTCTGCATCTACTACAGTTGAATTTGGTTCACCAGCATTAGCTAATGTAGGATTCTTTACTGTAGAAACTGGAGTTCTAACAGTATCTGTAGTTGAAGTTTCATTCTTAATAGCATCCAGAGCAGCGTTTAAATCTTTCATTGATTTACCTACAAGCTCTTTCTTTCTTTCATCTGTTTTAGCATCCTCTAATTTTCCTTTGGACACCTCTAATTCAATCACCTTATCAGCGATTAGACCTTTATTAGCAATTGCTAATTCAATACATTGGTTTTTAAGATTAACAGAATCTTGAACAGCAACATTTTTTGCTGTTTCAGCATCAATTACTTTTTGGTTTGCTGTTTCTAAATCTTTAGTTAAATCAGTATTTTTTTGATTTGCAGCATCTAATTCTTTCTGTAAATCCTCTACTGTTTTTACTTGGTTGCCATCAGAACCATCTTTAGAGTCTTTAGTTGTTGCTGCATCTGGTTGTTCCTGACCTGCATCTTGTGCTGTATCTGTACTAGTAGCTCCACCTAATAGTTCATCAATCATATCCATTAATTTGTTCTTTATAGAATCATTTGCTGTAGCTTGCTGATTTTGGTCTGCACTTGCAGTCGTAGTTGAAGTTGTATTTTCTCCATCCATTGTACTATCTCCTTCCTGGTTGTCGCTATTTTCTTTTTTCATATCTTTATCTGTGATAACTGTTACTTTGGTAACTTGAGCAAAATCATCAGCAGGATTGTTTACTACTGAAACTTCATTGTAATCAATGTCTTTTGCTCCCCAATAACATACAGTATCTTTGTATGTTTCACCTTTCCAGTGCCC